GGTAACACCTTGCCGATCGTCCCCGAGTCCGATGTGGCCGCTGGCTCAGTGGTTGTCGTCGACCGGCTCGTGGGCATCGCCAAGTTTGGGATTAGTGCGGGCTCACGTGGCAGCATCACGATGCGGGGCGTCTTCGATGTCGTGAAAGATCCAACCACCAACATTCCCGCTGGCACGATCCTTTACTGGTCGGAGATCAGTTGGCATGTGGTCAAGAACGCTTACGCCCATCCCATGATGGGCAAGGCCATCGAATCCGCTCCGCCAGGAACCCGCTGTGTCCGTTTACGACTGAGTCAATAAGAACAGGCGTGAGGCCTGAGGCGTGAGGCATGAGCATTTGTCACGTCACGCCTTCCTCAAGCCTCACGTCTCAAGCCTCATGCCTATGACGCGGTCCAGTGTTAGTCGTCACCGTCAACAGTTTTAGCAACGAGCTCAATATGATTCATAAACGATTGATTTCTACTTGTGCACTGATGCTGCTCGTATTGGCTGGCTGCGATTCGGGCGTCGTCAACGTTCGTGCATTACCAACGCCTCAGCCGGAGCAACCACCAGCCAATCTGCCGGTGCAACTGCATCAGCGCAATTGGACGGGCTCGCTTGGTCAAGGGAGCTGCGTTCACGCGTCGCTCGTCAACCATCTCCGTTGGCTCAATAGATTCGAGCTTGGCGAACGCTGGCGAGCTACCTATGCCGACGGCGAGTGGGACTCGCGTCTGCGTGATCGCTTGGATGCTGCCGGCATTGACTACAGCTACACGCTCAAAGCCGATCCTCGCTTCCTCGATTGGGCCAGTGCAACCAGGCGTGGAGCGATCCTCTGGTGGAAGCCAGCGCACTGCTGCACTTTCGTCGGCTGGATCGAGCGTGATGGGAAGCAATTCGCTGCGATCCTCGACAACAACTACCCGGGGCGATTCGAACTCACGCCTCGTGAACAGTTCATCCGCTTATGGGCAGGCTACGGAGGCTTTGCCCTGACCGTTCTCAACGATCCCAGCAGTTCACTGCCTTACCTAAGTTATGAGGTTCTGTAATCACCATGATCAACGATACGATTCGAATTCGCTTAAGTCTGGGGCTGATCGTGGTGGCAATCGTCCACGCGATTCTCCTCGGTGTTGTCTTCACTGCTTTGCATAACAAGCCGGCGCAGCCACAACCCGAGCAGAGCTGGACGGTACCCAACTATCGACCCACCGCGCCGAGCGTAGGCACGATCGAGAAGTTGCAAGAACCGCAGTCAGTTAACTTGCAGGCCCAGGGTGAGATCAAGCAACAGATCCGCAACTGTCCACCGAATTGCCTACCACAACGCGTCTATCCCGCGCCGGTGGTAGTTCAGCCCACAATTGTGCAACCGACCGTCGTGACGCCAACCGTGACGCCCACAGTGGCCCAACCGGTCCCCGTTACGCCGAACTTCGTAGATGTTTCGAAGCCAACGCAAGAACCGCTAGTTGTAACTCCCGTTTCGAATCCTGCGGCTCCTCCACCGAAGAAGAGTTACCAGATCGCGTTGTTCGTGAACACTGATGCGACAAGTCAGCGACTCCAGGAATGGTTCACTCAGAACAAGCAACTAGCGGCGCTCAAGGAAAGCTGCGAGTTCCAGGTCTATACGGCAACCAATGCGATCTACAAGACTCGCTATGCCGACATTGTGCCCGCGGAACAGTTCCCTGTGGTGCTCTTCCAAGACGCAACCGGCGGGCACATCCACGCCGCTGGTCGTTCGATGATTCCGAGCACGCCGGACGAGCTCTACTCGGATCTGCGTCATGGATACAAGCTCTACAAGCAGGCCAAAGAAGCGCAGAAGACTGGCGCAGTGAAAACCAAAGGTTATTCCTGGGACGATGCGATCACGCCGACGCTGTATCTGTCGGCCGAGGATTGTCCCGATGGCTATTGCCCTACGCCACCCTCTGAAGACCGTCGACCACTGGACCGAGTACGCGATCTGTTTGAGGAGGCGAAAGACACTCGTAACGCACTCCTTTGGCTGTCGGCCGGGGAGATCGCCACGGTCGCGCTCATCGGAATCGCAGCCGTGCTGCTCGTGTTCATTCTGATCAAACGCGGCATTAGCTGAGCGTTGTTTTAACCCAATCCACTCTCCTAGATGAGGTTCAACCAAAGAATGTTATTAGCCATCGCCATCATTGTGGTCGTCGTCCTGCTGGCAGTTGCCCTGATTCCTGCGAAGAAACGGGAACCAGAGCAACTCAAGCAAGCGTCGCCCGTTGCGTTCTTAACTCCAGAACCAGCCCAGCCCATTCGTCAAACAACGCTTCGTCAGCAACAGCTTGACGAAGAGGCCAATGCGGTTGCTTCCGAGTACCAGCGCCGCGCCGAAGCGGTTTGGCTCGATGAAGTCCGAACGAAGGCATCGAAGCTGCTGGGCAACACGAAGGCAAAAGCCGAGTCATGACAGACATGCTTCAAAAGGGCCAGGAGTGGCTTGCCTCCAAACTCACCCAACACGCGTCTCGCCAGGTCGTATATCGCCGAGGAGAGCTTGGAGCCACGCTCCAAGCGACGATCGGCAAGTCGATGTACGACCAGGACGATGGCGAGGGCATTGTCACTCGCAGCCAGGTCCGCGACTTCCTGATCGACACGCAATCTCTGCTCCAGTCGATCATCGGAACGTTGCCACGCCGCGGTGACACGATCGTAGAGATCGATGGCAACCACACCTTCATCTTTGAAGTGATGGCCCTTGGTGGCGACCCACCTTGGCGCTACAGCGACCCATTCCGTTTGAAACTCCGCATTCACACCAAACAGATCGAATCCCATCCCTCATGACGACCGTTCTACAAGTTGCCGACAGCGTAACCGCCCAGCTCAATGCCGCCGAGTTCGATTTTGAGTTCGTGGCCGAGCGTTTGTATGTTCCCAACTTCGACCTCGAAGACATGAAGGAACTCCGCGTCAGTGTGGTACCTCGCGATGTTGAACTATTGCCTCATGATCGCGCCCACAACCGGTATCACTGCCGCGTGGACGTTGCTGTGCAGAAGAAGTTTTCCAAGGGAACCAATGAGGAGATCGACCCGCTGGTTGATTTGGTGGAAAAGATCGCCGACGAGTTTCGCTTGAAGCGGCTCGTCTCATTTCAAGCGGCTCGTTGCATCAAGGCCGAACATGCCGTGCTGTACTCCAGTGAACACTGGGAGCAGCTGCGTCAGTTTACAAGCTTGTTGACCTTAACCTTTGAACTGGCGCGATGATCAGGCTCACCGTTCGAACTCAATTCGATAAGCGAAAGCTGAAGAAGAAGCTGGAAACTGCCACCTTTACATCGATCAGCGAGGCCGGCGGTGCCATCCGTAAAACAGCAAGTCGGAGCATTCGTAAGCGTAAAAAACCGTCCAAGCCTGGAAGCCCACCGAATACCCAGACGGGCATGCTCAGGCGAGTGATTCGCTATGAAGTAACAAATAAAAAGACCGAAGTCATCATCGGACCAGTAAATGAGATCGCGGGTCGACTTTGGAATCTGCATGAATTCGGTGGCGTGGCAACCAAACGCCGCAAGCTGAAGCCACATCGCTTTCGAGTTGGCGAGCATGGTCCGATCCGAATCAAGCAGCACGGAAACAAGACGAAGTTTGCGCGGATCGAGTTGCGAACCGCAGCACAAGCCAATCGAGCCACTCGCTTGGTTGCTGAAGAGAACGAGCGTCGCAGTGACAACAAACCTCGTCATTACCCCAAGCGCCCCTTCATGAAGCCGGCACTGGATGCCAACCGGAGTCGGCTCCCCATGTTTTGGGCCAACTCAGTTAAGTAAACGTTTGCCATAAGGAATCATTCACGATGCCAGAAGTAAGACTTGGTCTCGAAGCCGTCCTCACCGTCGACGGCGTCGAGATCACCAATGTCAAGGATCTAACCGTCAGCCTTGAAAAGGCCGAAGCCGACGCCAGCACTCGGGCCAACAACGGCTGGCGCGCAACGGTCGGAACGCTGAAGGATGCGTCCATCGAGTTCACAGTGCTGAACAAGGATGGCGATAGCGCTTTCGGCTTGCTTCAAGGCTTGTGGAGCAGTGGTGATCCCTGTGATGTCGGCATCAGCGACGCTGGTGGCACGCTCACACTGACCTGCGAAGTGATGACCTTCAATGTCAACCAGAACTTGGAAGAGGTCATCTCCGCAGATGTGACTCTCAAGCCAACTCAGTCGAGTTCCGGTGAGGGCATGAATGTTGGACCTGGCTTGGCTGGTCCTTAAACAGGCGTGAGACCTGAGGCGTGAGGCCTGAGGTCAGGATTCATTTATTTTTCTTTCTCCCTCAAGACTGAAGCCTCAAGTCTCAGGACTATCAATATGCAGAAGTTCGTTGACCGCGCCGGTCGCATTTGGATTGTGGATATCGATAACACGACGCTGCGCCGCGTGAAGACTCTCACCGGCGTGCATCTGCTGGAAGCGATCGACGGCGATTTGATCACGCGACTCTCGACCGATCCGTTGCTCCTGGGTGATGTGCTCTATGCCATCTGCAAGCCGCAAGCTGATCAACAGCAGATCACCGACGAAGCCTTCGGCGAGGGGCTCGCTGGCAATTCCATCGACGATGCAACCGGTGCACTCCTCGAAGCACTGATCAATTACTTCCCGGAGTCGCGACGCCGTCTTCTGCGGAAGGCGGCCGAGAAGCAGAAGCTGATCGAGACACGGGGGATCAGTGCCATCGAGAAGCGACTGGACGATCCGAACTTGGTCGACAAGCTCGTAGAAGATCTCGAACGCAAGCTCGCTGTGCCGACATTGAACGACTCATCGTCCGACTTGCCGGCATCGTCGGAGTCGATCCAGGTCCCTTAACACTTCGCCAACTTGTGCTGATGGCAGAGGCCAAACGCCAGCACGACTGGAATGTCGCCAGCACGATCATGGCACTGATGGCCGAGATGAATCGTGATCGCAAGAGACGTCGCAAGCCATTTAGGCCCGATGACTTCAATCCTTACGCAGACCAGAAACCGATCGTTGCTCGCGGAACTGTTGAGCAAGCTGCAGCGATGCTCGGTGCGAGTTTTCAACCCAAGTTAGCCGAGTTGCCATGTCTCATGTCAAAGCCGGAGGAGCCTACGTCGAGCTGACCGCGAGGAGTGCGCAGTTCCTCAAGGGGCTCGAGGCTGCGCAGAAGCGACTGAAATCATTCGGCGCGTCCACGCGAATGATCGGCACCAAGCTGATGGGACTTGGTGTCGCCGCTGCCGCTCCCGTGGCAGGGAGTGTTGCAACCTACGCCAACTTTGACGATGCCATTCGCGCCGCAGGTGCGGTGGCCGGCGCGACCGGAGCGGCTTTCGATTCCTTGCGTGAGAAAGCCAAGCTTCTCGGTGCAACCACAAGTTTTTCTGCCAGCGAAGTCGCGTCGTTGATGACCGAGCTTGGTCGCGCGGGCTTCTCGCCCAAGCAAATCGAAGAGATGACCGGCGCTGTGATGAATCTTGCGCGAGCCACAGGTACCGACGCAACGCTCAGTTCTGGGATCATGGCCGCCACGATTCGACAGTTTTCGATGGCAGCCACCGATGCGGTGCGAGTCGCTGACGGACTGACGGCCGCTGCGAACAAGTCGTTCAACTCCGTGGAATCGCTGGGCGAAGCATTATCGTACGCAGGTCCTGTGGCGGCCGATGCCAACATGAGTCTCGAAGAGACGCTCGCCATTCTCGGCACGCTTGGCAATCTCGGGATTCAAGGCAGCGAGGCGGGAACCGCACTGCGTCGCTTGCTCACGCTCAGCGCCTCAGAGTCAGAGAAGTTTCAAAAGGTCTTCGGCGTTGCGACGAAAGACGCACAAGGCAACGCTCGTAAACTGGTCGATGTACTTGGTGAGGTTGCTGCTGCGACCGCCAACATGGGTTCTGGGGATCGCGCCGCTGCGTTCAACGAGGTCTTCGGTCTGCTGGGCATCACGAGCGCATCTGCAATTGGCAAATCAGTCACTGACACGAGGCAATTGCTCGGCGAGATCCAAAAAGCGCGTGGAATCTCCGCCAAGACTGCTGCTGATATGGATTCAGGAATTGGCGGTGCCTTCCGAATTCTTAAAAGCTCGATCGAGGGCGTGGCGATTGCGATTGGTGAGTCACTCGACCTCTCAGTGACCAAGATGATGAATGCGATTTCACGGGCATTGTCTGGACTCACCGAATGGATCGGCAAGAACCAGGAAGTGGTCAAGAAGGTCGCTCTCATCGTTGCTGGCGTGGTTGGTGTCGGCGCAGCATTCATCGGCATCGGTAGCGCCGCTGGTGTGGCTGCATTCGCGGTCGGTGGTTTGGCTTCGATGTTCTCGCTGGTGGGAACTGCGATCGGTGTCCTTGTGACCATGATCGGTGCGTTGTTCACGCCACTTGGCTTGGTGGTCGCCGCCATCGCGGCACTAGGTGCTTACTTCATCTATTCCACTGGAATTGCCGGCCAGGCGATCGAGTACTTGAAAGGTGTCTTCGAAACACTGAAGGCCGACACGATCAAGGCCTTCGGTGCGATCGCCAATGCACTGGCTGCCGGTGACATCACCGCCGCGGCCAACGTCCTGTGGACTTATCTCAAGCTCCAGTGGATCAAAGGCACAACCTATCTCAAAGGCGTTTGGGCTGACTTCACAAATTATCTCTCCGATGTCTGGGGCGACACAGCTTATGCGATCGGCGACGTACTGATCAGTGCGTTATCAGGCCTCGCTAGCGTATGGAATGCAACGCTGGGTTTCATGGCCGATGGCTGGACGATTCTCACAACCTCGGTGCAGAAGGGCTGGAACTCTACGATTGGCTTCCTTAAGAAAGGATTCATTCGGCTTCGTGAACTTGTCGACATCGCTGGCGATGTCTCGGTGCAAATCGGTGGCGTGCTCATCAATGCTCTGGCAGGCGTTGAGACTGCCTGGGTCGAAACCATCGACTATCTCGCCGACACTTGGTCGGTGTTCGTTGCTCAAGTCAAGTCGATGTGGAACTCGACGGTGGGCTTTCTGCGCAAGGCTTGGATCAAACTGAAGTCGCTGTTCGATGACGATGTGAATGTCGAAGTTGAAATGGCCAAGATCGACAAGGAGATCCGCACGGCCGACGAAGCGGAAGAGGCCAAGAAGCAGCAAGCCATCGCCGATCGCATGAAGCGGCGCGACGCACGCAAGCAACAGATCGAATCCAATCGTGTTCAGATGCAGGAAGGCATCAAGCAGCAATTGGAAGAACGTCGCAAGGCACGCGCAGGTCGCGACATTGATGCAGAGATGGCGGTCATTGATCAAGAGACCGAAGCCAAGAACCAGGTGGTCGATGCTTCGCGCGATGATCAGTTCAAACAGAACGAAGCGGCCGGACAATCGCGACAAAAGACGATTGACGATACCACCGCAGGCGTTCAAAAGACTCTCGATCAAATGCGTGAGGAGGCTCGTGTTGCCCGCGAAGCAGGTCGCCAATCGCCTGAGGATCGCGCTAAGGAACGTGACCAGCAGGTGGCCGCGGCGCAAGCGGAGTTCGATGCTGCCGTGGAAGCGGCCAATGCTGCAAAACCCCAAGAGCCCGAAGCTGCCAAAGAACCAGACGCCGGCACTCCCATTCCTCCCATGCCCGCGCCGCCAGTACCCGGCGATGTGAAGGTTCCCAAGGTCGAAGTCGATGGTATCAAAGATCCCAAACTGAAACCGCCCAAGAAGAAGGACCTCAAGCTTGGGCTCGATCGCTCGGCCAAGGATTCGCTCGATCAATTCTCCAGTGGTCCAGAAGCAGTGGCCGAGAAGACCGAAGCGGCCGGCAACTTCGATAGTCGCGGTCTGGGACTCGGTAGTGGCGCATCGCTGATTCCAACTCTGCAAGTCGCTGACAAACCCGACGTTGATGAAGATGCCGATGCAGGCGATCTTGATGTCGATCCGCAGCTAGACGCCGAGCCCGAAAACATGGAGGTGCCCGAAGTCCTTGATCCGACAAAAGAGACGCCAATAACGCAGTCTCAAGACATGTCGGAGGAAGAACTCGACGAGCTGGCCGACGCGCTGTTTCCTGAGGAAACTGAGCCATCGCTCAACCTGGAATCTCTCATTGCTTCCTTTGCTGCGGTGCGAGTTCGACTCGAGGAGTTCGACGCAGCTCTATCGCAAAGCGTCGCGCGGCTTCAGATGCCCCCAGTCACTGGCGAAGGCTTGTCGGATGATGTGAAGCGAGCCATCATTCAAACCGCTGAGAACACCGCTCAGCTAGCCGAACGCGCCCGCACGGGAGGCTTCGTGTTTAGCTAATGGGATTCTCACACGGTGGATATGATTTTGAACTCGCTGCGCTGTCGAAGAAAGCAACACGCGGCAAAACGACCTCCGACACGTTCGTCTACGTGGCTACCAACGGTGGTTCTGTTGATCCGGCAGCCGCTGCGAGCGCGGCGCTGGCCCACTATCGAGCCACCCAGCGAGACCTGATCCCCTATCTGCAGATTGATGGCGAGTACATCAACGACAAGCACGCACTCGTCACCGCATCGATCAATAGGACCAAGCTCGATCCGGTCTCCTTCAATACCACTGGCGCATCGACTCACCTTAATCAATCCCTCTTCACTCGTGGAATCTACGCGGCCCCTGGCAAGATCGCTCCGAACTATCGCGGAGCGATTGGTGTGAGCGACTCGGGCGTTGCCGGCGTCGACGTGACCGTCCCGGCGTTCGAGTTCTCTGTCCGCAAGAAGTTTGAATTCGTCTCGACAGCTTATCTGCTCGCTATGGTCGCGATGACCGGCCGCGTCAATTCAAGTCCCTGGTCGATCTTCGCTCCTGGCGAAGCCTTGTTCCTGGGTGGCGAAGGCGGCGAAGACGAACAGAACTGGGTTGATGTGACTTATCACTTCGCGGCGCGTCCCAACGAGATAAACCTCACGGTTGGCAACATCTCTGGCGTTGCCAAGCGAGGATGGGATTACCTTTGGGTCAAGCACGGCGAAGAGGTGGTTGGCGATCGCGTCCTACAAGTTCCTGAAGCGGCCTACGTCGAGCAGGTTTACCCCGAAGCGAACTTTAACGCATTGGGGATCGAGTAATGGCAAGGCGAGTTCGGCCAGGCGAGAAACTCAATATCACGGCAGCGGAATACAACCGTCTGTTGGCCGCCGCCGATGCAGTTGCGCGTGACCGACTCGCAGGTGGCGCAGGAAACCGCACCCACGTTCGCGACGCTGCCACCGTTCGCGTTCACTATCAAAGTGCGACCACTGTGCCCATCGGTGGAATCGTCGGTTTTAACGCCCCACTGGGCGATCCTGACGTCGACAATTCTGCACTCGCTCGTTTCGTGCGCGATGCCACGATCCAGTCGGTTCGACCCATCGCCGACGAGCATATGGGTCGATTCGGTGTAGCCATCGAGCCGATCGCCGATGACAAAGTCGGTCGCGTGGTATTCGCCGGAGTGGTTGCTGCCCGTGTGAATGTTCAAGAGACCTGGCATCAATATGCCGACGTCGCCGATTCAGGTGGCACGACTCTCCAGTCGAAGCCCAACGGATCGGCCCAGATCCTATGGCGACGTGATGCGAATCAGACCGGCGTCCAGTGGGCTGTCGTTCGCGTTGGTAAGCCGGCCGATCCTGCGTTCCTGGTGAAGGTTCCCAGCGGCGGTATCCCTGGTCGCTCTGGTCTTGCGACTGGTTCCGCCAACTGCGATCTCTTTCAGCTCGACGATTCCGGCACCATTGAGCAGGTCTTGAAACCGAATGGACAAGGCGTTCGCATCATCGCTCGGAACCCGAGCGCTCAGCGGATTCGAGGTCCGGTTTCCAACTACGAAGGTGATCAGTATCTCAGCGTCACCTACGATGGTAATCGCTCCTGGATCATCGACCCACCCAAGCAGACGTTGCTCTGCAAACCTGTCTCGCGTCTCAAGGCCAAGAGCTGGGGCATGGCTCGCGAACTGCGGTATGCCAACGGTGTCTGGGCACCGATCGGCGTTAAGGTCGCGGTCTACAACGTCTGTGACTATGCCCTTCTGACAAGCCAACAAATTGTCTGCCACTTTCATGAAGACACCAGCGCTTACCTAACCATCGGATGCCGCTGCTGCGAGGGAAGCAGTAGTTCAAGTTCCAGCAGCAGCTCGTCTAGCTCTTCGAGTTCATCCTCATCGTCGTCGTCGAGCAGCTCCAGCAGCTCCGGCAGTAGTTCATCGAGCCCATCCTCGTCGAGCAGTTCAAGCGTCTCATCAAGTTCATCCAGTTCCATCAGCTCATCGAGTAGCCAATCCTCAATGAGCTCATCGTCGAGCGAGCATTCAAGTTCGTCGC